CAAATTTCAGTTTTCAAATTTCAAATTTCGATTTTCAAAATTTAACAAAATCAAAAATCAAATTTTCAAATTTTATCTGTTTGCGTAATAAGGTACATTATCAAGTTTTTTGTGTTTTGTATATAGGGGTAAGTGTAGATTGTGTTTTCCTACGTAATAAGAAAAGCCACCTTGTGCTCAGGTTTACCGCAAGAGGTAAGACGGTATAACCTGTTAAGGTGACTTGTCTTGTGTATATCTCTAAGGAGGAGAAAAATGAAAAGCGTGTTGTTTGCTTTGACTCTGTAATTAACCGCATACATTGACGCCTGCGGTTTTGAGTCTCCGTATCCTGCTTGTCTGTGCCCTGTTTGTCTTTCTAAGTGTTTTGGCGTACCGTTTACTTGGTACTGCCTTGCTTATAGGCTTAACGCATCGGCAGGCAATGCCCATTTGCTCATCGCCCGCTCCTGCACATACGAAAGGAGTCTGTTATGCCAAAAATAACAAACAGTGTAAGAAACATATGCCTATTCCTTACACTTACTATTATGTAATATAATACTGAAATGTCAATAATTTTGCATATAATTTACATCGTTGTAGGCGTATTTTTTATCAAAAAAATATTGCAAAAAACTATTGACATTACACGCAATGCGTGTTATACTATAAGAGAACTAAGGGAGATAACCTTAGAGAGACAAAAAACGGACTATTCAAAATTAAACACTGCAAAGGAGTAATGAAAAATGAAAATCTATGAAGTAATATCAGGTCAATATCAAATGGAAGGTAGTTCACGTACTTATGGCGATGAGTGGGTTTCTTACCTTGGTGTGGATTTTTCTGCTGCAAAAAGAGCCTTAATCGAAGAATCATCAACAACGAGAAACAATGAGAAATATTACACCGAAGGTAGAATTTTCGAAATTGACGATGATGTCGATGTTGATGATAAGGACGAATTAACAAATGCACTTTGCGATTGTTGCGGATTTGACACATTCTATTCGGATTTTGCGATAACAGAAAAAGGATAAATTTTTATGACTATAATTGACTTATACAATCGCACAGGAATGTCACAGATTGAGTTTTCACGCCGCCTTGGCATTCCATATAGGACAGTTCAAGACTGGCTCGTTCAAAAGCGCACACCACCTGATTATGTCATCAAACTGTTAGAATACTATCTTATTAATGAAGATTTGTTAGAAGTATAAATAAAAAGGACTATGATTTTTCATAGCCCTTTTTGTTTTGACTTGTTTACAGTAATTGTGACTCTAATTGTGACTCTACTTCAATGCATTCTGCGGAACTGCGAGTTCCCAGCTTACTTTGATGTTCCAAACTACATCGTTCTCGTCAAACTTGTATGCATTTTCATCAATGCTGGATTTAACGAGATTGTGAATCTGTCTAAGTTGCTGCTTTTTGACATCTTCTACGCTTATGTTGGACTTACCAGTAATTGTAATACTGTCTCCAAACTTTATTGACTCTGCCATTGAATTTCACCTCCTTTCAAAAAACCTTAATATGCAATATTTACATATTCCTGAACTCTACCGACTTTTCGTCACTATCCATGTTAGGAAGAGTAAAGGCGTTTTTATCTAGCGAGCAACCCCAACCATTAGACATTTTTTCAAGTTTTTTCTTGTGTTTAATATGCAATTCCAAATGTTCGATGAGTTCTTTTTTATTTAACGGTTTTCTTAAAATTGCACTACTTTCAAAGTCTCCGTTTTTGAAAAAGAGAACATAGGCTTCATCCGGAGCCATTCGCACTTGTATTGCTTGATATAGGTTATTGTTTTCTTCAATTTTGACTGGTTTATTAAAATATTTAATCACTTAAATACCCTCCGCAATTATCTTGCACCCAAGCAAAGAACGGACTTACTTTTCGCATAGTCTTGTTAAGTTCTTTCCGCTTTATCCTTTGTTGCTCTTTTTTGCCTATTCTTTGTTCAAGTGGTATGTATTCATATTTTCTGTTATGTGTTCCTGCTTTCATTCCTTTACCTCGTCCATTTTGCAACCACAATATTGGCAATAATCATAAGCCGTTTTTATACCTAATCGACTAAAGTCACTATCACATCTTGAACAATGATAGCAATAAGGGGTTCCGTCAGGTTGTTTTTCCAAAATCCAATGTGCGTGTCGCTCTGTGTCAATAGCTGGCATGCTTCTTATATCAGAAAGCTTGATAAAATAATCGTGCCTTGAAAATGTTCCATACTCAGTTTGAAATGAATATTGTTTCTTTTTTAATAGCTTTTGTCTATCAATCAAATCATCCATTGTTCTCACTCCAATCTAAAGCCTGTCCACAACTTGTCATTCTTCTACCTCGCTTTCACAACTACTACCAACCATATTTTTAATCATTCCTTGCACTCTTTTTGCACAATTAACACACAATTCATATTGTTTGCCTTTATCAAAATCAGGAATATAATAACTATTTTTCTGTCAATGTGTGCTTCATATGTAGTCCTCATTCTTTCACCTCAATCAATATGTATTTGCCGTTTTTAGTTTTGTAAGGTTTGTCTTTTTCTAACGCTCTATTGACTCTATTAAATTCTGCATAACTGCAAAAATATAAATTATAATGATATTCGCATTGACTGCATTTGCTCGGGTCGCACCACTCTCCTACAGTCATAGCCTTAAATTTACGCTTTTTCTTGCTTATTTTCTCTAACAAATCTGGAATAACAACTTTATGTTGCGAATCCTGTTCAAGAATATATTTGATTAACAAAGCGTTTGCTTGCGAATTAACAATGATTTTTAGTTTATTATTTTCAAAAACTCCATAATCACAGACCACGGATTTTACATCATATTTGCTCATTTTTCATTCAACTCCTATTTTCGGAACATCAATTTCTTTTCTATATAGAATTTTCATTGTTTAACTCCTTTAATTTTGCTTCTGCTTCTGATTTTTCAAAATAAATATCATCAAGAGCAAAACGAATTTCATCAAAATCATAAACCGTTAGACTTTTTCCGTCATATTCAAAACAAGATATTTGTCTTTCATCTAGGAAAAAATCGGTATATTTCTCTTTTTCAACTCTTTGTGCGATAATAAAGAAATTATCGCCTACCTTGCAAGGCAATTTAACAATGAGTGATTTATCCTTGAAGTTTTCGCAACATTTTTCAACAGCTGGATTAAGTTCTAAATGTTTCACGGGTTCGTCAACGCATATCTGCTTTAGCCCTGCAAATCTATTTTCACAAGCTTTGCAATTATAACAATCTTTACAAGTCATTTTTTCTTCTCCTTAACTTTTGAAATCAAATTTTTTGCCCGATGTCTACCTGCCATATGTCAGTGATAGGAACGCTTAGCGTTTTTTATAAATCCTTTTCCACACCGAATGTTCATTCGTTAAGGGTGTTTCCACGCACCCTATAAAAACCTCTATGGCATACGGCGAGGTAGCACATCGCTGTTGTTTAATTTATTAATTGCTCAAATATTCTCTCCAGCACCCTTACAACAATGCTGTTGCCCGCTTGCTTATACAGCTGCGAATCACTCATTCCGACTGCGTAACACTTATCTATATCCTCATCGGTGAATGACATCAGTCGGAAGCATTCTCGGGGTGTGAGTTTTCGCAATCTCAGCGGGTCTTGATTAACTTCTATCTTAATGTCTTGACCGCCGCCTTGCTGAGTTATGACAGTAGGACTTATGCCCGACTGCAAATAAACTCGCCTGCTTCTATCTAACGTTCTTTCCCATTTTCCTCCGCATAGATTGCCTGCAAGGTCGCAAGTAACAAAATTCCCATTCCAATTAGAATTACCCCTTGCCGTTATCGCACAGACAATTTGCGGATTTATTTTCACAAATCTATCTTTCTTAGGATTAGTGACATATTTCACACCTTTAAGCGACAGAAAATATTTTTCGTCAACAGTCTTGTCTAAATAGTCACCCATAGTCTTATCAAGCTTCACCGGCTGAGGAAATTCGTAATTATAATCACTTAAAATTGAGACCATAAAGCAACGATTACGGTTTTGAGCAACTCCATAATTCTTAGAATTAAGGTCGGCATAATAATTGCTGTACCCTTTATTTTCCAAGAATGAAATCCACTTGTTAAAATCGGCTCTGTTTTTCTCGCTATGGACTTGAATAACATTCTCCATTAAGAGAATATCGGGGAGATTATCAACCTCATTGAGCAGCCTCTCTACTTCCCATAACAGTCCGCTTCGGGTATTTCCGCCTTTGCTCATACCCTTTTGCTTGCCGCAAATAGACAAGTCTTGACAAGGGAATGAATATGTCATTATGTAAGTGTACTTGTCGGTGTCGACAATTCCTAAATCCACACCACCGATTTTCGTAATGTCGCTCGTTGTGAAATCCGTTCCGTGAATAGCGTTGTAACTTTTCACTGCGTATTTATCAAATTCGCATATACGATAATACTCAAAGTTTACACCGAGGTTTTCCAACGCCTTAGCCTGCGCTCCTATTCCTGCAAACAACTCAATTAATCTAATCGGTTTTGTGATTTTGTATTCAGGCTTCAGGCTGTCAAAACTAATCTGTGTCATCTGTCTTGCCAGCCTTTCAGATATTCAGGTGTTTCAAAACTCATCTGCAATGGATTATCACCGACCCACCACATCATTACGGCTTCGGGGCTGTTCCAACTGTTGTTATCAAGCCCTGCTGTCTCTCTTGCTTTAATCATTCGCCTGAATGCTCGCAAATAATTATCTCGGTACTTTGGATAGCGTATAAAATCAGCTTTCATACCTTTACCGCCTTGCATAGGACAGCCGATGCATCCGATACGCTTCATTCCGCATTGATATAACGGGTTTGATTTGCACCCATAGTGGTTGAGAAACTCCCACACATCCTCATCAGTCCAATCAATGATAGGATTGACAAGCGTTGAGGTTGTCCTGTAACATTGCTCAACCATACGGCGACTTATGTCGTTATCAGTATTAAGTATCAAACCGCCTTTTGGCGTTCGCTCATATTCCGCTTGTAATTCTTCTGCAAGAGCGATTGTTGCTTTTGGCTTTCCAACAATAGTAACAAGACTTTGATTGTTATTGCGATTGCTGCTCTCCGCCCACCGAACGCCTGTAACCTTAATTCTGCCTTTTCCGCCTTTTTCTTTTAGTTCATCGCAACAATACCGCATTAGCCTTGTAGGCGGCATTTTCTTTTTTTCAATAAGCTGCCACATTGAGTATTTAGGCATTTCAATTTGAATATTCGGTATTGACTTGATATATCTAACTGTTTCGGGTGCATCAACGGTTGTAAGGGTATGCACTATATCATGCTTAACTCCTGCAAGGTCAGCAAGTATACGGATACAATCGCTGTCTTTTCCGCCACTATAACAAAGGTAATACGGTTCGTCAGTAGGCTCAAAAGCCTTTAATCGGTCTATTGATTTTTGTACTTTTTCATTATTCATCTTCCTTATCCCCCTTGAACTTACTGCCGGGCTTAGTGCATACACCAAAAATATTAAACATACAGTTGAATACGGTGCATTTTGTTATTCCGTTGTAAAATAGACAGGAGGAGGGCTCGGGTTTGTTCATATCAATTACCGTCCTTTCTCCAACAACCATACGAGCAATAAAATCGATAACCCGTATATCTGCTTGATTTATACACATATTGACGCAAATCCGCTACCCAAAATCTTTTACCGCAGATAGGGCAGGTCATCGTATAGCCAAAGCAATCACTTTCTTTTTGTTTTTCCATAGTTTCACCTACTCGTCATCATCCACTATGCCGTCAATATATTTCTGTCGTAAATCATCGGGATTTTCAACATCATCAAGCGGATTGTTCGGCGTAACGACAATGTCTTTTTTATCCTCGTATTCGTGATTATTCTTTCCGAGGAATATACCGACAACAGGATTAATCTTACCGTGGAGCATATAGTACTCGTACATTTCATCAAGCACTCTGTAAACGCCCTTAATGATGTTTTGAACTTCGGTATTACCCACTTTTCTTTTACCGTTTTTAATTTGCCACAGATATACTCTTGATACACCCAGAGCATTTGCAACACCGCTTACGGCAGGCTTAACATCGTAACTAATACAGTTTTCGAAATAGCGAGAAACACGCTCTTTTACTTCTTTTGGATTTTCAAAATCCACTACCGGCTTGTCTGCATTTGCATAAGCGATTGTTAGAAACTTTGCAATGCCTGCGTCGGAGGAAACAAGTGCATTTTCACCGCCTGATACGTCGCTGTCAATTTCTTCGTCAAGATACTTTTTTTTAGACATAACTGTCGCTCCTTTTCTCGGTTGAAAAATAATATTTCTTGTCTACGCAAAGATTAAATCCGTCAAATTTATGTGAGGGATTTGCCGATGTTGCGTTATCAATTAACTTTTGTGCCTCTGCAACAAGCATTTGACTTTTCACATAGTCTTTCCCTGCGGTTGTAATGAAATCCACCATACCGCCGTTTTGTTTTAACTTATTCATATGTTTTCGCCTCTCATTAAGTATTTTTCTATGCAGGATACGGCTGATTCGCAGCTATAACAAACGTGGCATTCATAGCCCTGTCCTGCCAAATAGCATAGCCATTTATTCTGATTCTCTGTTGTTTTGTTCTTGCCGTATTTCATTTCGATAAACATTCCGTGCTTACTGCCTCTCGGCAGAGGAATAAATAAATCAGGTACTCCCGGCTTAACTCCCTGCCGTTTCAATTCTGCGGCTTCCTTTGGATTACGTGTTCCGCCGTTCGGAATATGAAATATCGGCACTTTTGAATATTCGCACCATTTAATTAATGCTTTTTGTTCGCTAGACTCACTCAAAATCGTTATCCATTTCCTTTCTGTAATTATGACTGCTGTCCTCGACTATGTATGTATTCGCAATAATTCTGTCAAATAGCAGTTTGTCTTTTGGCTTTTGCGGATTTTCAAAGGCTGTTTTCTTAATGTTTGATGTAAAACAAGTTATGAGTTTTCTTTTTAATCTCAATTCGTAAAGATTAAACAATATCGTTGCACCGTAATCGTTCAAATCCTCGGGATTAAAATCATCAACAATTAAAACTTTGCACCTCTCTAGTTGCTCAAAAATCGACTTATCCTCATATTGACTCAATCGAGTAATTTCAAATTGTTGCTTGAAAAAAACCTCAATTCCTCGGTTCATCAGCTCATTAGCAAGGCACATCGCAGCTATCGTCTTGCCTGCTCCGCTTTTGCCTATAAACATAATGCCTTTGCCCTCTTTTTGCCTTTCGGAAAAAGAATTGACATACCCTATTGCTTTGTTGATGTGCTTATTTGCCTCGTATTTTTGAAAAATAAAATCTTCCATAGCTCTGTTGCGTTCCATAACGCCGTATTCGTTAAGATACCCCCAGCAATTTAATTTTCTTTCAGCCACTAATCGGTTAAGATTGCCTCGGCGTTCTTTTTCTTTCATTCTATTTCTCTCGCATTCACAAGCAACAGCAACTTTCCACGGATTGCCATTTTCGTCTTTGAAATAATTTCGTTCTGCTTTTGGAGCGATTTCATTTTCAGGATAAGGTTTTGACGGGTAGTAAGGATAAAATTCTTTTCGCTTATTACAAGTTCCGCAATATAACACTTCAAGCGTATCATCATCGCTAAAACACGGTGCATAATAATCACCTTCAATGAATACGCCTTTATCATTAGCCGCAAGCAATGCTTGCTTAACTATTTTGTCGTACATCAGTATTCACAGTAGCCTTTCGTTTCTTTAGAGGTGTTTTTATTTCGACCCTCCCAAGTGATTAATTTCTGTTTCCAATTTTTAATTGGCTTGCCGTCTCTATCGTGCCATTTTGCCACTGAATAATAATCATAGAACTTTTGAACATCTACATTGCTATTACGAGACTTTGCATACTCTCTCACTTCTTCAATAGTAGGAGGAATAAATTTCTTTTTATTTTTATCTCTACTATTACTAGAATATATATAAGAGTTATTATTCAATGTATTATTCAATAATGTATTATTATGGGGGACATTTTTGTCCGTAGGGGTTAGGACATTTTTGTCCGTAGGTATGGACATTTTTGTCCGTAGGGGGTCGGCAACAGAAATCAATCTTATATTGCCGTCCTCTTTTGAAATTTCCGATTTTATGTAATCCTTATTTATCAGGTCGCCAATCCAACGGCGAATTGTTCTGGTAGACTTACCGTAAAGCTGTGAAAAATAATCATTGCTTGCCCAACAGTAGCCTTTTTCGTTACATAGGGCTGTAATTTCGCCATATAGCAATTTTGCGTTTGCAGATAATTCATCATCATATCGAACATTAGCAGGAATGATAGCAAAGTATGATTTCTTTTCAGCCATTGTTTACACCTCGTTGCCCCAACAATCCCAACCATCGACCTGCTGCCGGGCGAACAATTCGATTTTTGATAAATCACCGACCAAATCAATAATTTTATTTCTTACCTCATCGGGCTTTTGACTATGCTTTCTTAGCGGCGAAAAAACAAGCTGTCCCACGCTTGCATTTATTCTTTTTGGCTTGCCTTTTGTTGCTATAAGGCAGGGCTCAGTATTTCCTCGAGTCCATCTACCGAGCCCAAAGAAATAACCGTTACCGCTCCTATTTAGCTTGACCCATTGAAAAGCTATACTCTTATATGTGAACCCCCATTTTTCAATAAGTTCTAATGCTTCTTGCATTTTAGGGTATGTTGCCCACATAAACAGCACGCAATTTTGAGCTGCAATTTCGCTTATTGGAAGTTTTTCCAATTCGTCAATATTCATGGTACAGTAAATTTTTTCGGCGGCTCCTTGACACTCTTTGTCTTTATATTTCCACGGCGGGTCAGCGTATATGATCTGATATTTATTCTCCGTGTTAAAAATGTCTATTTTCATTTTGTTACTCCATTTCCATGTAATAAGTCCTTACCCTCGATGTGCCGTACTGATTATGAGTTACTTTCCACCCTTTGCAAATGGGATAACCCTCTTTTATTAGTTCGCTAATTCGTGAACGAACAGCACCTACTCCGATTTGAACTCCGCTGTAGGCGGTTAATATTCCACCTTTGTTTAAATAATCAAGCACTCTTTCACACTGATTTTTCTTTTTTTCTTCCATTTTTTCACCTCACCAATTAACTATCTTGTTAACCTGTTCTTTTTGTTCGTCACTTGTTAATCTTGTATATATTGCTGTTGTAGAAATATCACTGTGTCCGAGCAAATCCCCTAATAGCGTTATGTCATTATTATTTTTCAAGAACTGTTTCGCAAAAAAATGCCTAAATGAATGCGGATGCGCAACTTCTGAGGGAAGTCCTGCCTGTATTCCCAATTTATGAATATAATTTTCAATAGGAAATCGTGTGTATTTTCCACCATTAGGCTTCGATATGATATAATCGCTATTACAATATGGTTCTATTACGTTAATAAGACTATCAGGGTAGTATATGCGACGAATTTTATTTCCTTTTCCTCTAATGTCAGCATAGCCTTTTTTAAGGTCAGCCGTTTTCAATTCAATTAATTCAGATATTCTTACACCCGTATTACTAATGATAAGGACAGCTTTCCATATTTCTGTATATTCGTTTTTGCTCAAAAAATCAACGAATTTGATATACTGTTCGTAATTAACCGCCGTATCGCAAAATGTCTTTCTCTGTTGCTTAATGCGTTCAAATTTATACAAATTAAAATTTGCAAATCTAAAATAGTGTTCAAATGCAGCAATTGTTAAATTAACAACTCCGGGTTTATAAGTTTGTAGCATTTTTTGTTCAAATTTACTCAAATCGTTTTCATTAAGAATAGAATAGTCGTTAAAATACTGTTTTACCCTGTCAACATATGTTTTTGCTGTTTCTTTTGCCAAACCTCTTTCGATAAGATAATTATAAAATTCATACCTGTTGAAAGTCAGCTTCACAGTTTCGCATTTTTCTATTTCGTTAGCAACTTCTGCGTTCCTTTTATTCATCAACATTTCGATTAATTTCTGCTGTTCTTTTATTTGTTTTTTTATTTTTGAAATATAATCTGACTCTGGTTCTGTCTTTTGTTTTGCTCTGTAAGCTCTTATATAATCCCGTTGTGCTTTTAAACATTTTTGACAAAGGGTTTTGCCCTCTACAGCAGGTTGTCCACACTTGGTACACAGACCAAGTTCTTTTCTTTGCTCTCGCAAAGATTTTTGGTTTTTTCTGCTTTTTGGCGTTTGCATTCTTGATGATATATCGTCATACTCTAATATACAATCGGGATAAGGGCAGTGAAAGCAGTCTTGATTGTAACATTTCATTTTTTCATCTTCTACCTCCTAAATTCTTAAAACGGTAAATCGTCGTCATCATCAACGATTTCCTCAAAGTCGCTGTTATCTGTGCTTGAATATTTCGCCGCAGATTCAGGTTCAATATCCATATTGCCGCCGCTTTCGTTCTTTGAACCGCAAAAAGATACGTTATTTGCAAGTACCTCTATCTGCTTTCTGTTATTACCGTTCTTGTCTGTATAATTGCTGGTCTGGATAGTTCCTTCTACCGCAATCATACTTCCCTTATGGAAATAGCGTGAAATAAATTCCGCTGTCTGTCTCCATGCAACACAGTCAATGAAGTCTGCCTGACGCTCTGCGCCTGCACGCTGATATGACCTATCGCATGCAACTTGGAAGCGAAGTACCGACACATCACTCGGTGTTTTACGAAGCTCGGGCTCATAGGTAAGTCTGCCCATGAGTGCAACCATATTAATCATTTTCTTAATCTCCTAATGTAGTTTTATATTTTTTGTGTAAAGTCTTGAATTTGACCCCTTAGCGGTCGAATTATAAATAATTTTTGCCGAATATATTTATAAAGTCTTTTGTAGACCATTCGTAATATTTCATTGCCACTTGCTGTGCAAAAGCCTTTAATTCGTTGTCAATATTTGCATTTTTATGTACACCGTTCAGGCGACATTTATCGTGACAAATATATACTTTAAGTCCGTATTGCTCAGACAATTTTCTATTTGCCGTTCCGTAGAACACTTGCTAATGGTGGCAATCTAAAGGGTCGGTATGTCCGTTGCGACCACAAAGAAAACAGTAGTCTTTGTTTTCTTGCATTATTGATTTTGCCATTTTAACATCACCTCATCTCTAAAATTTATTGCATCACTTAAATTATTGAATTGCTTAGAAATTTGCTTATTTCTTATGTGTACTCGATAAAAGGGATTTCCACTTGCATATCGTCTTTAGCTTATGTATTTTTCGCCTGTATTGGTCTGCTTGCATTTTGTCTTAGGCTTTTTCATTCGCTCTATCGAATACCTGATATTTTCTTTTTGAGTACACCATTCAAGATTAGTTACGGCATTATTTGCCCTGTTGTAGTCCAAATGATTTACATATTTCTTGTTATTTGGATTCCTCAAAAAATGTTCGGCAACTAATCTATGGATATAATGATTTTTCCTAACCTTAGATTTTCTTAAACCGATAATCTTATAGCCGTTTCCGTTATCACTTGGATACAGCAAAGTTTCTTCCATAAGTCTTTTTCCGCCGTTTTTGTTATTTGCTACAAAGCGTGCAAGACTTTTAACTCTGCCGAAATTGCTAATTTGATATAGTCCCTCATATCCTTTGATGTCTTTCCATATCTCTGTCATTTATCCCTCGCCCCACCTGTCAATCAAGGTCTGCAACTCCTGCGGTGTCATTGTTGGAATGCCCAATGCTTCGCAGTCGGCTACAACCGCCTTGATGAGCCTTGACATTCGCTGCTTAGAGTACACGCTACTGCCATAGTAAAAGCGAATAATCTTTGTGTCCGGCACGGAGCCGTCATCTATAAGTTCGGTGAACCAACCTAAGCCGTAAGCATTCCACACAGCCGTCATAGCCTTTACCGCTTCTGTCGGTATTTGATATTCAATCGACCTGCCGTAATGCTTGATGTAACTCTGATATATGTTGTCTTTGGTGGCTCGCTCGTCATTTTTTGACAGTTCCTGCTCGAGTTTACTTATTAACACCCACATATATGAATTGGCATTCAAGGAGCGTTTTTCTCGGTGCTGAATCAATCGACAGTCGAGGTCTTTATCCTGCAAGGCTTCAATGGTGCTTAGAATGTTGCTGTCGCTCTCAATCGTCACCCTTGCATTACCGCTCTTGAAATCTCGGGTAAAGTCTACTATCCTGCATTTGAAGTTATCCATCATTGCTCCTTGTTAATGCTCTTGCACCACTTAAGCAAGAGTTCAGCCTGTGCCTTATTCGTTTGATACTTTTTCTCTGCTTCTGCTATCCACTCTTCGGCGGTCTTGTCACTTTTGCTTGCAAGCGTTTCGGCGTATATCTTGATATGTTTTTCCCAGTCTATAGGTTTTGCTTGTTCTCCTTTCGGTTGAGCGTTGCCTTGATTGGTAGTGTCACTGTCCTTTGTATCGTCAATGTCAAACAGTCCGTTAAGCGCATACTTGCGAGCGTAACTACTGCTCGCTCCTGTAATCTGTGAGCCGTCCATTCCTTTCTTGCTCTCCTCTTCCCTTGCGTAAGCAGTTGCAACGACAGTCTCGCTTGTCTCAACATCAATCAAAGTAACAGTTGCCTCTATGTAGTACCTTTCGCCGATAAGTACGAGTTTGTCCGATAAATACACAACAGCGTTATACTTCTTGCACAGCGGTTTGACCGCTTCAAGAATGTCCTCACAGTTTCGGTAATTATACTTCCCGAAATCGTTTCGCTGACTTTTTGGGGCTTTTAATTCGCTTTGAATATTGAGTAATTTTTCGTAAATGCTCATTTAATCTGCACTCCTCCGTTCTTAATTAACTCTGCACCCGGTACTTCCTGCCCTTGCTTTAACGCTTCCTTGATGTCCGCAAGGCTGAGTTTCTTCGGCTGTTCCTTGTAGAACTGCTCGGGGATTGCCTCTTGATTACTGATTGCCACCTTATCTCTGTAAGACAGCACAACACGGAATGTACCAACCTCAACAGCCTTTTGCCCTGTGCTTTCGAGGAATGCAAGCATATTGCCCTTAATTCGCTCAATGTCCTTTTTACATTTTTGCTCCGCCTTATAGCAACGCTCTTTTTCTGCGGCGAACATATCCGATTCGCCTTTGAGTTGATTAATTACTTGACAGCAGGCTTCTAACTTCTCATTCGCTCCCATTCCCTCTAATGTGTCTTGTAGGGTCTGCTCGTCAATTTCTTCTGCTTGCAAGAGTTCGTATAGTTCCGCTCCTGCTTGTGTCATTTCATATAGTCTCATTTTTAAGCCTCCTCATATTCAATCTTGTAGTCTTTATGCTGACATAGAATGTCCTCAATCTCACGGCTTGAAAGATTATCAAGCCTATACATCACTCTGCCTTGCTCGTTAATAATCAAGCCTCGGTACATTTTCAATACTCCTTTAATTTTTCGAGGATTGCTAGGCAATTCTCTGTTGTTACTTTGATTGTTGCGTGCCGTCCGAATACCGCCCTGCCTTGCTCGTCAAGGTAGAAGAAGTGGTCAAGATTGTTCTTATTCGGGAATACACGAATTTCAAAACTGTTGAGCCAATTATGACACTCAAATATTATTCCGGTATTAGAAGCCTGTGTAATGCAGTATGACAAGGTCGCTATCGTCCCAAGTATGCCTGCGGCTTCGTAATCTATCTCACACATCACGCCCGTACTCCTCATCAAAACATTCTTTATGATAATCGCAATCGCCGAAATGGTAGTAACGCTCGCATATCTCCTCGTGGCATATATCGCATTCCGTCCATTCCTCGCAATGCCTGTTACGGCAGTTATCGCAATCGCCGTTGTCTACTCCGTTACATTTGTGCATTGTCCTCAATCTCCTTTCTCAACGCTATCATGTAGCATTCAGTCCATGACAGCTCGTCCACATTGACATACTCAATAGGTGATACCCTTTTCGGCTTGTCTTCCTCGGTCATTGCTCTTTTGGCTTCCTTTGAAGTCGCAAACGCTAAAATCAAAAATATCATTGCAAAAGCGTATATGATTGCCGCTATCCACCAAGTATGAATTATTCCGAGAACACATAGAACTGTGAATATAACCGCCGCTGTTGTGCAGGCTGTATGTACTTTTTTTCTGTTCATTCCTCGAAGTCCCCCTTTTTGACAGCCTTTTGAAAATAATTCTTGAACGCTGTTATCTCTACCGTCATTTCCTTACCATAATCGCAACAAGGGAAATCGGGTCGGTGGAAGATTGCTCTTGCACTTACTGTGTTTATTCCGAGAATTTTCGCAACATCGCTTACCTTTAGAAATTTAATCTCCTGCCTGAGTGCTTCGGACTTAGCCTGTGCTTCGTCAAGTTTATTGAGAATATCCTCAACATCACTTAGGCATTCTTTAATTCCGATAGGCTTCACCTCTACGCCTAAACTTCTTATCGTTTCCATTTTTAACCTCCTTAAAATTAAATGCTGTCATACAGCTTGTCTAAATCTTCATTCAACATTGCCCTGCGGTTGATTTCCTCAATATCATAGGTGCTGTCAATTTCGGGCTTTTTGTTTTTCCTATCCTCTTTCACTGCCTTGACTACCCAATCCGTTATCGCAATATAATCGCTGTTATACTTCTTGCCCGACTTCTCTTTATATCGGTCGAGCCTTTCGATTAACTGTTCGGGATTTCCGTATCGTTCGATTAAGAGTTTGTATTCATCGTCCGAGAGAAGAACATTCTTATACTTGCCGTATGATTTTTTGGGCGTGTGCGGCTTGCCTTTATTTTTTTTATATTCTTCTCTATTACTATTACTACTCTCTATATAAGAACTACTATTAACTGTATTATTCAATAATGTATTATTCTGTTTGCGGTTTTCGTCAATAGGGGTATTGCGGTTTTCGTCAATACCTATTGCGGTTTTCGTCAATAGGGTTGCGTTTTTTGTCAATAGGGGGGTCAGCATTCGCATATTGCCGTCCTCTTTGGATATTTCCGACTGTATATAGCCCTTTTGACTTAGTGAACTTATCCAACGACTGACCGTGTATTTTGATTTACCATACAACTGCGAAAAATAATCATTGCTCGCCCAACAATAGCCTTTTTCATTACATAAGGCTGTTATTTCGCCGTATAGCAATTTTGCATTTGCTGATAACTCATCATCGTATCGAACATTAGCAGGAATAATAGCAAAGTATGATTTTTTCTCTACCACTTTCAACCTCCTTTGCGTTGGCACTTGCCAACCTTAGACTAAAAAAAATATTTGCTTATCTGTTTGGTACAGCCCAAGTATTGAGCGGCTTTTATCATTTCTGACGACTTCCAATCAGTCTTGCCCTGCAACTTAGAGTACAGAGTTCGAGAGGAAAAGCCCATTTTTTCGGCGAAACTCTCAATGCTGTATCCCTTTTCAAATATTCGCAAATATAAATCATAGAATTTGATTGTTCCTCGTGCTTTAATTCTTCTCACCTCCGTTTCTTTCTGTTGGCATTTGCCAACCATTAAATACATCATAGCATAGCAGTTGGCATTTGTCAACATAAATTTTCATATTTTTTGAAAAAAATTGACAAATGGAAACCGTTGTGCTATTATGACCTTAGGGATGTGATTTATATGACAATTAATGAACGAATAGCAGAATTAAGAAAGCAAAGAAATTGGTCACAAGAAGAACTTGCTGTTAGGGCAGGCTTTAAGTCAAAATCAACTATTTCAAAAATCGAAAACGGCACAAGAGAATTAACAAGAAATAAAATCATAGCATTTGCCACGGTGTTCGGCGTTTCTCCTAGTTATATAATGACAGGAAAAGAAGATACAGACGAAACAAATAAAAACGCTACTACACCAATGCAGCAGCGTTTAATTGATGAACTCAATAATCTTGACGAAGAACAACAAAATCAACTTATTTTGAGTATTCTTGCGGAATTGAAAAAGGGAGACTCTCAATAATTCTCTCTATTTCTTCATCAGTAAGTGATTTTATTATTTCTGCCAATATGTCTTTATCCATTGTTTCTCACCTCTGTAATTATTAAAGACAATTTTAATACATTCGTTCTATATAAGCAAGGTATAACCAAATTAAAGTACAATTAATAGTACAGTCACAGGGCAGGTGACATCCACCCTGCGACCAGGAAAGGTAAGTTAACAAGTTGTTAACTTACTACTAATATAACAGATTTCATTGATAAAGTTTTAACTTTTTTATACAAAATTTACACAAATTTTCTCACTTTATTGCGGCAGGAGGAATATTATGATTTGCGAAGCATTGTATAAGAAGAGAAAAGCAAAAGGAATGACAAGGAAAGAGTTAGCAAGGGCTGTGGGTGTCAGTGAAGCCATAATCCGTAACTGGGAGAACGGAGTAACAGCAATCCCTACTGAATATCTATGGTCGTTGTGCCGAGTATTCCGATGCTCGCCAACGGCTTTTATTTATTTAGATAACAAATCCTTTAATTGGTATGCAGACAATTACGATTTGCATAACGGAATTGAAGATTTTGCCATTGCGAACCCCGACTTAATGAATATGGTTCTGTGGATGGTGAACGAGTGGGACGGCAATTTTGAAATGCTTACGCTAATGGCATATTATTACTGCAATTTATCAAAATATGAGCGTTCGCATATTTCCTATATAACAGGGGCGATGTATAATTTGAAATACAACAATATCCCCAAAACTCCTATGCAAGACCTCGCATATAAGCGGTTAAAGGACTATTTTGGTGAATGGCATAAATTGATAGGACACGAAATAAAAAAGCCATTGGAGGACGAAATCAAATGGGCAATAGACGGCAAAAAGGGACAGGCTCAGTATGGCAGGACAAAGCCACAGGCAAATGGAGAGGACAACTCCAAGTAGGATATTTGCCGAACGGCAATAAAAAAATGAAAACCGTAACCGGGAAGACGGCGAAAGAGGTTAAGCGGAAACTCGAAAAGATAAAAGTAGATATGCTTACGGACAATCTCATTGATACATCAACAGTAACAATCCCCGAGCTTGCTAAGGCGGTTAATGATGAGAAGCACGAACTTAACATTACAAGCGTATCGGCTTACACTCGTTCGCAATATTCTATAAGGCACATAGAAGAGAGCGAATTAAACGCAATTCCGATCCAAAAAGTGACCGAGCCTAAACTCCGCTCGTTCTATGCTGAATTAATAAAGACTTACTCTAATTCGACGATTAAAAAGGTCTACGCACAAATCAACATAGCATATAAAAAAGCGGTTAAACTGAACATTGTTAAGTACAATATCAATGATGATATTCCCTGCCCTAAATCGGACAAGCCAACAAAAAAAATAAAAGCCTTGACTATCGAACAACAGAAGAAAGTTGTTGAGGCTATTTTGGCAGACAACAAAGAGCCATACCGCACAATGCTGTTGCTTTCCCTCTTTACCGGTATGCGAATGGGCGAGGTCTGCTCCCTCTATCTTTCCGACATTGATTTTTCTAACGCTGAGATAAGCATAGAGAGGACTTTGACCCGAGGGGATAACGATACCTACATTATAGGAGAAAACGCAAAAACAGAGGCAGGAACAAGGCAGATAAAAGTAATTCCGTGGGTGATTGAAGAATTAAAGCAATACAAGGACGAATACTACACCAAAAATGCCGACAATGTATTTTTCAGTAACAACGGTAAACTTGTAACCGTTACACAAGTCAATTATTATTACAGAAAATTAATCACCCGATATGATATTGACGACACGGCAGACGGTTACAATCAACATCAGTTAAGGCACACCTACGCCACCCGAAGCATTGAGAGCGGAATGTCGGCAAAAGTGCTCCAAAAGAAGTTAGGACACACCGACATCAAAATTACAATGAACACATACGCCGATGTATTCGCTCGATTCGAGGACACAGAAGATGAGAAGTTAAACCGCTATCTTATGGCTAACGATTTAATCACAACAGAGCCACAAAAAAATAATAAACTAAAAATAGACTAAATCACTAAAACCACTAAGTCCTGAAAACCGCATAAATACTATGGTTTCAAGACTTTCTTTCTCGCCACTCCGACCAAAAGGCAGACACATTTCAATGCTTTTGTGTCTGCCTTTTATTATGCCCAAACGCCCTGTTTTAGCGGATTTTAAGGCTTGTATTTATTTTACAACGCATTTCAACGCATTATAGAATTGTAGAATAAACTAACAAATAAACTAAAATAGACTAAATTATACACTAACAAAAAAGAGGTTTGCCCTAAATAATAGGGCAAGCCTCAATTAATTAAAAGTTTTCATTTTTGCTAAAACAGGGGCTTCCATATCTGCAATAATATCTTGCATAAAGTCGTAAATTACATTCATTGCTTCTGCTTTATTCTCGTCCTCGCACTCGTCAATAATGTTTTTTAGTGCGTGGTCTAAGATGTCCTTATGGTGGAGTTCCTGTTTTGCCATTTCAAAAAAATTCTCTGCCGTCTCCTCATCGATTGATTTCATCTTACAAGCCATATTAATATAGTTGTCGGCACTTGTGATTTCGTCAATCATAAGTTTGGAGTATTTTTTTATCATTTCCATATAATCACCTCTATGCAAGACGAGTAGCATTAGCGCAGATATGCGTTACATCTCCTGCCACGCCTGCAATGTTAAGCGTGATAACAGGCTGATTATTACAGCATACAGGCAAATATACCGTTGTTTCGACATGCTGAGTGATTGTACCGCTTGCGGTTGTAGTGTCTGCTACGGAGGCACAAGGCATAGCGATTGTGTTGTTATACATCTGCAAGGTCTGTATGCCTGCCGCAGTCGGTACGGATGTAACATCAAAGGTAAAGCGATATGTACCGCTGTGATTAATCTTGAAGCCTCCGCTTTGAACATCTACGGAACAGCCTGCGTCAAGAGCGGTGTTGCCGAGAATGCTTAATTGAGTTCCTGCGGCGGTATAAGCCTGAGTAGTATTGTTATACGCCGTAACGACAGATTTATAATTTCTGTTCTTAAGAGTATTACAAGCCATTTTTATTTTTCCTTTCATAAATTAATTAGTTAGTTATAAAAAGCCCCCACAGGCTCTCCTGCAAGGGCATAAGCACTGTTAAAGTGAGATATTAATTAGTAACAGCCGCAACCGCCGCAACCATTATTGCAGAATGGTGATGTGCCTGCGTTGTAAGCCATGGCCATAGGGTACTTAATAGTTCCGATGTTATCAATCTGCCTTTGAAGTTCGTTAATCTTAGCGTCCTTATTAGCAAGCTGATACTCGGTTATCTTATCAAGAACCTTTTGAGTGTTTGTCGTATCGTTTATCATAATTGCGCTTGCGTTTTTCTCTGCAAGATAACGATTTTCGGCAATGGCTGACTTAATCTCACAGCAACAATTCTGCTGATTTGCGTTAGCGAGAGCAACGGCAGCCTCTACATCACGGATATTGCCAAGTAAGTTATAGCCCATATCCTTAGTAGCTGCTATGTTTTCTGCGCCGATTTCCTGGACTCTGCTTTCAATGTCTCGCTGTCCGTTCTGTACGCTGTTGAGGTCGATTGCTCTCTCGAGTGTGTTCTCAGTCAAGCCACCGTTACCGCCAAAGCCAAAACCGCCTGCACCGAATAAGAGGATAAGAAGCGCAAAAATCCATATTCCGCTGTTGTCAAACATACCCGTATCAAGATAGGTAGGATTAGCATTATCGCCCATTGTGATATCTCCTTTCTTTAGATTTCTATATGAACCGCTTAGCGGTCATAGATTGCTTATTTATTCATCTGCTTTTGAGCTTCGTTAAGCAATGTATTAAGGTCAATTCCTCTTTGCTGTGCCATTTGTCGCACTAACTGCTCGGGTGTCATTCCCTGCATTCTGCATAATTGCATTGCTTGTTGCACTTGGGGATTGTTGAGTAGGTTGTTTGTATTCCCCTGCATTAGTAACTTGTTCACGGATTAATTCCTCCAATCTGTCAAGTCGTGAATTGATGTCCTCTATGGTCTTTGTCGCCGTGTCTTTGTGCGGTACTAAATCAAACGCCGATACAGTGGCATATCCGCCGCCGTCTGTCTGTTTTAGGTAGACTATGGGTGAATTAGTATCTAACAATAAAACGCTTGAATTTACCCCGATTTGGTAAGCGTTAGCACCGTTCATA